AAAAGGTATAAAGCCAACGGAGGCGGATATAAAACAAAGAAATAATGAAAGGAGTAAAACACTATTTAAAAAACGGAACTGAATGGAAAGGTGGTATGCACAAAATGGCAAATGGTAAATTACATACTGGTAAAAAGCATACTAAGACTAGTAAACCTTTAGTTCATTTCAAAGACTTATCTAAAACAGCTAAAGCAAAAGCAAAGAAGTAATGGCTAAGACTAAACAGCAAAAAAGTCTTACTAGATGGACTAAACAGAAGTGGACAACTGCATCAGGGAAAAAAAGTTCTGAGACAGGTGAAGTTTATGCTCCTAAGAAAACTATTGCTAAATTAAAGAGTACAAAAAAAGGTAAAGCTAAACTAGCTGCAGCAAATAAAAAGAAACGTGCTGCTACAAAAAAAGGAAAGCAACATGCTAAACATGGCTTACATAAAGGAAAGAAAAGATAATGGCTACAAAAAAAGATAGTAGGTTAGCAAAAGCAGGGGTATCAGGATATAATAAACCTAAACGTACTCCGTCACACCCAAAGAAGTCTCACGTAGTAGTAGCTAAGGTCGGAGATAAAGTAAAGACAATTAGATTTGGTGAGCAAGGTGCTAGTACAGCTGGTAAACCTAAATCAGGTGAGTCAGCTAAGATGAAGGCAAAACGTAAGAGTTTTAAGGCAAGACACGGAAAGAACATTAAAAAAGGAAAGATGTCTGCTGCATATTGGGCAGATAAAGTTAAATGGTAAATAATGACAAAGGCAGAACTAGTAAAACTAGGATTTAATAAAATATTGATAGATGATAGTGATGATATAGTTGCAACAAACAATTATTTCTATGAATTAAGTTTTGGTGAATTAATATTTATTTCTGGAGATAGAGATCAAATGCATAGCAATGATAAAGGATGGTATGTTACTACCCCATGTCAATCATTAAAGTTTCATCACTTTACCGAACTTCAAAACGTAATAAATATCTTTGAACGTAATAAAATATAATAAATGAAATCATTAGTAAACTTTAAAGACTTTGCCGCTAACCCGGTCTCTGGTGTCTTATTACTGTCTTTGATAGCAATAGGGTACTTGTATGTAGATAACAAGACTACATTAACAAATCAAATTCACGTTTTACAAGAAGAGGTAATTACTCTCAGGGAAGACTACAAAAAACTAAACCATAAATTCATAGAAACTTTAAAAAGCATCAATGATTAGATTATGGTTTATATTATCATGTATACTGCTCTCATGCTTACCATCAGAAAGGCCTGTGGTAGAAACAGAATTCGTTATTAGTGATACTTTAATTATTAGTGATAATATAGACAGCTTAATAATATTAGCAGAAGAAGCTATAGCCAAACTACATAAGAAGAAGAGAGAAACTCAAAATGCTCAATTAAAGCTAAATAAAAGACTATTAGATGTTGCACATTTAAGAAATCAATATGAAGACAGTATAGATGACCTAAGTAATTTAAGACTTATAAATAGAGATAGTGTTATTTATGATTATAGGATTGAAGTCTGTGAGATAGTTGATAGCGTTAAGGTTTTAATACCAGATTCAATTTGCCCTGTTTGTGTTCATAAAAAAGAAAAATCTTTTTTAAACGTTTTTAAAAGAAAAAATAAAAAATAATCCGTTAAACTTTTTTTATTTAAACTTTTATTATATCTTTGCTGATATTAATTTAAAATATTAGACAAATGGCTAATCAAGATTTATCAGAAAAAGAACCTCAATTAAGTAAAGAAGAACTATCAAACCGTAGAGAAGAAATCACTACATTTTACAAAGACAACATCCCTCACTTGGAAGTGCAAGCTGACTATGAGATGTTGTTAGCTGCTATAGAAAAAGCTAGAGCAGAAAGAATGCAAGCACAAATGTTTATGGCTCAGCAATATGCTGATCAAAAAGAAACTGGTGTAGATCCTAATTCTAAAGAAGGCAAAGCTTTTCAAGAGGCAATGGCTAATGCAGCAGATCCTAAATAGATATGAGACAGCTTAAAAGAGGCAGTAAAGGTCCTGATGTAATAACTCTACAAAATAAACTAGGGTTATTACAAGATGGTATATTTGGTCCTATGACAGAAAAAGCTGTAGAAAGATACCAATTAGATAAGAGCTTACCTATAACAGGTGTAGTAGATAACTTAATGTGGAGTCTTATTTTAAATATAGAGTATTCTATTCCTGATGAAATAGATGAAGATACTGATTTAAATAAGCAATATTACAAAACTCCTTATGATCAAATAGTACATAAACATTATTTACCTAAATCAGAATATGTTAATGATAACATTAATAATGAGTATATTTTTCTACACCATACTGCAGGTAATTCTAATCCATATGCTTGTATAGATCATTGGGGAAGAGATACCAGGGGGAGGATAGCCACTGAATTTGTATTAGGTGGGATTAACCATAGAAATGGTAATGATGAGCATGATGGAATTATGGTACAAGCTTTTCCTAAAGGTAAACAAGGATGGCATTTAGGTAAAACCGGATCTGGATTTATGAATAGGCATTCAGTAGGTCTAGAGATATGTAATATGGGATATTTAAAAAAAGTAGATGATAAATATTTAACATATGTTAATTCTAAATGTAGAGAAGATCAGATGACTACATTAGAAGAACCTTTTAGAGGTAAACTTTTTTGGCATGCATATACTGATGAACAAATTAAGGAAACTGAAAAATGGATAAGATGGATTGGAGAAAGAGATGAAATAGATGTAAGATTAGGATTAAAACAATTTATACAAAAATATGGACCTCATAAAGGTTTTGAATTTCAAGAAGAAGCATATTATGGAAAAGTAAGAGGGTTATTAACACATACCAACGTTAGAAAGGATAAATCAGATTGTTATCCTCATCCTGATCTTGTTGATATGATAATGAGTTTATAAAATGGCAATAGTTAACAAAGTAAATTTTCAATTACAAACTGATATGGATACATGTATTAAATATCAAATATTAACGTATTGTTTTTTTGAAAATATTTTAATTAGTAATTCAGATTTAAAGTTTTTAATGGAACTTTCAAAAAATAATAAAATAGAACTAACACAATTTTGTAATACTTTAGTAGATATGGAAATATTTAAAAGCCCACAATCTGCTAGAAATGCAATTACTAAAGCAGAAAAAAAACAATTGCTTACAAAAAATGGAATAAATAAAAAAACTATTTCAATTAGTAAAAGCATTAATGTACAAACCAACGGGTTAGTTTTATTAGATTATAAAATTTTAGGAAATGAATCCAAAGAGTCATAAAGAATTTAAAAAAGGTATTGCTGATGAAGTTGGGGTGCATGAGTCTGTTGTGAATGATTTTATTTCTTTTTACTTTGGTAAGTTAAGATCTAAACTATCTAACTTAGAATTTCCAAGAGTATATGTTCAAGGTTTAGGTACATTTCATTTAAGAAAAAATAAACTAGAAAAAGCAATTAAGAAAAATAAAAGTATATTGGGTAATTTAACTAAAAGAACTTATACTGGATTTGCAAAAAGTGAAGATATACAAAATAACATAACTCAAATGGAAAAGGCCATGAAGCAAATGGAAGAAGATATTATTAGAAAAAAAAAGTTTAGAGATGAAAAGTAAATGGAACAAATATCTTGATATATTTAAAAACATTGATAAAATAGCTGAAGGAATTAAGAATAATGTATTTAAAAAAGAACATGTTGAAGCTGTAGCTTCAGATAGATTTAAAGAATGTATTAAGTGTTCTCTATTTGATGCTAAAGGTAATGATTGCTTAGCACCAGGTACACAACCATGCTGTTCAGATTGTGGATGTACTCTATCTTTTAAAGTAAGATCATTATCTAGTGAATGTCCTAAAGGTAATTGGAGTTCACTTATGACTGAAGAAACTGAAGAATTATTAATTAAACAAATAGAAAATCATGAGTAACAAATTAACTAAAGCACAGCTAATAGGAGAATTATTATCAGAAGAACAAATTACTGCAGAAGAAGCAATTACTTTATTAAGTTCTGAACCAACTACTGTAATTTATAATGTTCACCTACCAGAAACAGAACAAAAAGAACAAGTAGAAGAAATGTTATTTGGTAACATGTGGAATCAATCATCAACACTAGACTAATGGCTATACAATTTAAAGAAGAAGGTCATGTATATGAAAGTATAGATGAAGATAAAATCCCTTGGGTAAGTGTAACATCTTTAGTTGGTAAGTTTAAGCCTAAGTTTGATAGAGATGGGCAAGCTATTAAATCAGCTAAAAATAAAAGATCCAAATGGTATGGTATGACACCAAAAGAAATAATAGCTGCATGGGATGGAGAAACAAAAAGAGCAATAGACTTAGGTAATTTTTATCATAATCAAAGAGAGGATGATATGCTAGGTTTAAAAACTATTGGTAGACATGGTACTGAAGTGCCTATTATAAAACCTATTGTAAGTGAAGAAGGTGTTAAATTATCTCCTAAACAAAAAATATCAGAAGGTGTGTACCCTGAACATTTAGTTTATCTTAAATCTGCAGGTATATGTGGTCAAGCTGATGTTGTAGAAGTAGTTAATGGATATATTAATATCAATGATTATAAAACAAATAAGGAAATAAAAGAAAAAGGTTTTACTAATTGGGAAGGTATAACTAATAAAATGTTTAGACCATTAAATCATTTAGATGATTGTAATCTTAATCATTATAATTTACAACTGAGTATTTATGCGTATATTATTAAGAAGCATAACCCTAAATTAAAGATTGGTAAACTAACTATACAACATGTTAAGTTTAAACAAGTGGGTGAAGATAAATTTGGGTATCCTATTAATGAACATGTTAATGGGGAACCTGTTTTAGAAAATATAAAAATATATGAACTACCATATTTAAAAGATGAAGTAAATTCATTAATGATGTGGATAAAAGATAAAAAATAATGGCATCAATACAATTAACACAAGTTTATTTAGCACAAGTACAGCCTAATCAAAACTCTCCTGAAGTATTTGTAGTAGAAGGTTCAGAATCTTTAATTGCAATAAACCCTGCTACAATAGCTGCTGTAGGACCAACATATCAAATTAATGGAGATAGGATAGATGTACGTCAAGTATATATAACGGGTGTTATGGCCGCATTTTATGTTACTGATAGCTATGCCACTATAAAAGGTTATATTGATGCACTATAAAAACAAAACAATATGATAGTAAAATTATTTGACATCCAAAATAGTAAGGTTGTAGTAACAGAGCACTGTTATACATTACCTTTTTTAAAATCAATTATGGAAGAATATCCAGATACACATATGCAAGTATATCAGTACTTGTTTTATATGTCATGTCCAAACCCTGATATGAATCCATTCTTTAATTTACCTGAACATGAAAAAGAAGATATTATTATAGAAGAGATTGGTTTAGAAGAATCACCAGAAGATCCTAAAATTAGATATGCATTAGACATGTGTAAAAAGCTATATGAAACTCCTACTTATAGAGCTTACGTAGGTATAAAATCTATGTTAGATAGATTAGGTAAGTATATGGAAGTCACACCAATAGAACACGGTAGAGACGGAAATATTAATTCTATGGTGAATGCAGCAGCTAAATTTGAAGCAATAAGACAATCATATAAAGGTGCATTTACTGATATGCAACAAGAACAAGAAAGCTCTGTACGTGGTGGTGCAGGTTTAGCTTATGACCAAATTTAAAATCAAAAAAAAAATGGTACAAAAAATAATTCCAGTAGGGATGAAACTACTAATAAAAGAAATAAAACCTGAAACAAAAACTAAGTCAGGTTTATACTTACCTGAAATAGCTTTAAAGCAAACCTTTCAAGGAAAAGTAGTAGGAAGAGGTGATGAAGTTACTGAGGTACAAATTGGAGATATAGTACAATATGCAGATCACGCAATGCCTACACCTATGCAACATGAAGGAGAAGAGCATTTATTATTACAAGTTGGAGATGTATATGCTATTATAAGATATGAGTAGAATTATACCCACATATGAGAATGGCAAGTGGGGTACTACTGAATTTAATACTGATGCAGATTTTAGAGAATATTTAGAAGGTATCTTTAAAGAACCTGGAGAATATGGGTTTACTAAATTAGCTCTTAAGTTTAATGAACAAGCAAGAATATTTAATAAAGAGGGTTTTTATTGTAACTCACCATTTAGATCTAAAGATTTTATAGCATATTGGCAGGATCAAAAAAATAAATGTAGATCTGGAGTTATATATATAGATGGGGATATGCAATGGTATCTTACTAGAGATTATTATATGTGGCTTAACTTTTTACCTATTTTTGATAAAGAAGAAAAACATTACGGATTTGCTAAAGTAAGAGATGCACAATACCATATGGCATTGTATGAAATTATAGCTGAGTTAAATCATCAGCACGTTGCAATACTAAAAAAACGTCAGATAGCTTCTTCTTATTTTCATATGGGTAAAATTATAAATCAATATTGGTTTGAAGAAGGGTCAATATGTAAAATTGGTGCTTCATTAAAAGATTATATTAATGATAAAGGATCATGGAAGTTTTTGGAAGAATACAAAACATTTCTTAATGAACATACTGCATGGTATAGACCTAGTAATCCAGAAAAGGTATTATTATGGCAACAACAAATAGAAGTCAAAGTAAACAACAGAAAAACATCAAGAGGTCTTAAATCAAAGATACAGGGTGCTTCATTTGAAAAGAATGCTACTACAGGGGTAGGGGGTCCTTGTACATATTTCTTTCATGAGGAGGCGGGGATTGCAAAAAACATGATGCAGACTTATGAATATTTACGTCCTGCAATGTCTTCAGGTATGATGACTACTGGTCAATTTATTGCAGCAGGATCTGTAGGGGATTTAGAACAATGCAAT